CGGAAGAAGCTCGCGCTAAAGCAGCAGAAAAGCAGAATGCCGACGACATCGATGCCATCGAAGCAGTCATTCCAGAAAGCGCATCATCGGAAAACAAGGTGGCCACAAAGAGCGAGATAGACAGTCTTTCTGCCGCCATCGAAGCCATCCTGCTTCTCATCCCGTCGGCGGCTACATCGCTGAACAAGTTGGCAGACAAAGCGTATGTCAATTCGAGCATCGCCACGGCCACGGCTACATTCAGAGGAACTTATAACCTGGTAAATGATCTCGGACTTACGACATCTGCCACTCACGCTCAGATTGCCACGGCTCTTGCTGGTGCCATCTTGACAGCTGATAATAATGACTATGCTTTTGTTCAGATCCCGACCTCCGACGCAATGCCTACGGAGATTGCCAAGACTGAGCGTTACAAGTTTAACGGCACGGCATGGGAATATGAATATGACCTGAACAATTCAGGCTTCACGGCAGACCAGTGGGCCGCAATCAATAGCGGTATCACACAGGCACTCGTTACCAAGTTAAGGGCACTCCCTACCAATGCCGAACTCACAACCGAACTTGGAACGCTGACAAGCAGTATCACCGCCATCAATCAGAAGATTCCGAACGCTGCATCGCAGGCAAACAAGTTGGTAGATACCGCCGCTATGGAGTCGTACATTGTGCAGGTGCTTGATGTGCTGACTATCTCCTACAATGTCACTAGTACTGATGGTCATGTCACTCTCAGCATCGAGCAGGTGGATGGAAAGATTACATCCGTCACGCTCACAACGTCAGACATCGCCTCTGCTGCCGCTCTCAATCTGAAGGCAAGCCAGGCCGATCTCACTGCACTCGCATCCAGAGTAACCACGGCAGAGGGCAACATCACGTCGCTCGGTGGTCGTGTAAGCACGAATGAGACAGACATCGCCAACCTTCAGCAGCTCTACAACGACCTTCAGCAGAGCAAGCCAGTACCAGTGACCGCATTGCCAAGCACAGGACAGCAGCAGGGAGTGATCTACCGCCTCGCTGGAACGACCTCATATTCTGACTATATGTGGAACGGCTCAACGTGGGTTCTGATGGCAACATATAACAATGCCATTGATCCACGTCCAAAGAAGGCAAGCCAAAACCTCGTAACAAGTGGTGGTGTGTTTGACAATATGGGTGCTCTGGATGTCAGCGAACTTAATGCGACAGAAAACCCGCACACCCTTGCACAATATGTTGATCTGTCTGCCGCTCTTGCTGCCATTCCAACCGATTATCAGAAGGGTGGCATGAGCATCAAATTTGTACAGAGTTCTGACAATAAGTATGTGCAGTATAGGTTGATGAGTGATTCATTCAATACTACTGTGACTAATTGGCAGGGTATGGATGATGAGCCTACTGCTGGCTCTAATAATCTGGTGAAGAGCGGAGGTGTTGATGCAAAGTATCTGGCCAGATACTTTGATTTTCATAGAGACAGAATTATTGGCAAAAGACTCCTTAATGGATTAATAGAAGCTAATCAGAACTACTCTATATCGCCGTATATCAAGGTGAAACAAGGAGATACTATCAATTATAGGCTTGTTTCTGAAGGTATGGCTCTTCCATTTCTTGCTTTCTATACTGCTATTGATGATGCAACTTATGTTGCAGATAAGAGTATTACCAAGACAAGCAAAACTGAGGGTGTTTGGACTGCTGAAAGTGATGGATATGTTATTATTAGCATGTACAACAGTAGATACGATGATTCCGGATTGTATGCCTATTTTTCAAATTACATTCAAGAAAATGTAAGCAGGGAAATAAATAATGTAAACAGAAGAGTTGATACGATAGATGCAAATAGTGCTAAATTTGATGATAGAGAAAGATACAGGCAATTCAGATTCCCTGATGACTTGAGTGAAATAGGATACGTCAAGACTGATGGCACATATGCTACTAATCCCAATTTCAGAAGAACCAATATGATTCGGGTTCTTTCAGGAGATAAAGTTGATTATCATTTGGGTGTTGGAAGCAGTATTATTGCTATTGCGTTCTTTACTGCAAAAGATGTATCTTCGTTAGTCCTTGCAAGTAGCATCGTGCAGCCAAGTGGACAAAACATTTCTGGCACATGGACTGCACCATCTGATGGTTATATTATTATTGCATCTTATATAACAAACTTGGACAAGGATTCACTAGGAAATCCTTTCTATGCAAGAACATCCAATTCATACTCATCTCTTACTGAGTATAGACTTGATAATATAGACAAGGGTATCGGTGATATTATCTTCAAAAATGCAGATATAAAAGATGTTGTTTTTGCTTCCTGTGACCATAGAAGGCTGAATGCTTCGCCATATCGCAATTTCTCTCTGCTTGCTGGCGGTGATGTACATGGAGCAGAAAATAATATGGTATCAATGATAAAGTACCTTAACTATATGCCAAACTTTGATGCTGGTATTATGTTAGGAGACATTGCTGGAAATGTATCTACTGATGACACAACATATTACAATAATGCTGTTGCAAACGCAGAGAAATCATTCTTGACGGTCATTGGAAACCATGATGCAAGTGGTGCAGCAAATGTTGCTGCCCTTGTTGCGAAATATATTACTCCTAATATTTCAAAGGCAAATCTTAGTGGTAGTGAGTATATAGAGGGAAATCCATATTACTATAAGGATTTTACCACTTTTGGAATACGTCTGATAGTCCTTAACCAATATGACCATAATACAGAGGATGGTTTGGAAATTGGTATGCCTTGCTACTCACAAGGGCAGCTTGATTGGCTGAAGAATACCCTTCTAAGCACACCTACTGGCTATCATGTGATGATTGCACTTCATTCTGCACCAGAAGATATTGTAACAGATGATAGCAATCTGTTTACTTCGGTCACAAGACAGGGGACCAATTATGCAAACAATCAGTTTGAAGGTTCTCCAGTATGTGATTTGGTAGATGCTTGGATTAATGGAACGACATTATCAAGGACTTATAACCTTGTCCCTTATGGGAGCCAGACACAAGTAGGTTCAGTCACTGTTGATGCAGATTTCTCTTCAAGAGGTGAAGGTGTGTTTATTTGTTATATAGGCGGTCATTGGCATGCAAGTCTTATTTCTCATTGTAAGTACCACCAAACTCAGATGGTTATCAGTGTAGATACGGCATCATCAAGTCTTGGTGATATTTATTGGGGTGATACTCCAAGAATGAGCGGTACAAAATCCGAAGATTGCCTGATGGCTATTGGTATAGACAAGGTAAACAAAAAGATAAATCTTGTAAGGGTAGGTGCTCACATGACAAAGGATATGATTAATAGGCAGTATGTTCAGTTAAATTATTAAATTATGAAAGAAATCAAAATAGTAAGGAATAAAAGAGGACTGTATGATATTATTTTTGGCAAAGTGGTACATACAGGTAGAGATTTGGAGTTTGTCAAGTCTTGGCTTAACAACCAAATAAACGAAGATGTAAATAGTATTACTTTACGTGTATAGTTATTGTAATAACTCAATACATATGGGACGCGGGATTTTAGGACCTGCGTCCCTTTGTTTTTATGCCATTAAAAAAAATATGGAGAAAAGTTTGTCGGTTTCAGGATTAATGCCTATATTTGCACCGCTTAAATTCCAATGCGGTACGTCGATGCCGCCATCATAGGTGGCATTTGTTGTATCTGCCATATTATTGTAATTGAACCCCATTGGGGCAGCAGCGTCGGATAGCCGAAAGGCCCCGGTGGCATCGCATTGGAAGCCATAGCAACGCGCAACGCTGCCCCATATTTATTGCAGATACAGATATGATGACACAAGGATTTTATCAGAGTAATGCTGGCAACGGATTCCGCGAGTACCTGACTTCGAGTATGAGCGATATGTTTTCGCTCGACCTGAGTAGATGCACGTTGATTGAGTGTATTAACAAGATGTGCGAAATCAAGTCGCGTTCTCACCCGAAGATCAAGCAGAACTATCGTATGCTGGTCAACAAGCTGGAGGACATCGAGCAGCAGTTCGGTTGTACCATTATGCCCGCCATGATCAGCAGCGTATTCTGGAACCACTTTGTGCCGTTCCTTGCAGACCAGGGACTAAAGTATTCCACCATTGGTCATGTGAAGGCGAACCTGATTGCGGTGCTCAACTGGTCATCCAAGTATGGCGTGAAGTTGAATCCAAGTTACAGCGAGGTGGACATACCGAACTATATACCAAGTAAGATTTCGCTCACACCTGACGAAATCTCGCACATCTATCATTTCAAAATAGGCAAGGAGCCGACATATAGTTTCCGCTCGAAGAAGGTGCTGAAACTGCGCCGGAACAAGATAGAGACATTGGAACGTGTGCGGGATATGTTTGTGCTTGGCTGCAACCTCGGCCAAAGGTATTCCGACCTGGTGCGCATCAGCCCTGAGAACTTCCGAAATGGTCAGTTCTCGATAGTCCAGCAGAAGACCGGAAACAAGTGTTTCGTGCCTATCAACTCGCTGAGTATCGACAGCCGTATCACCTTCGCTATCCTGGAGAAGTACAACTACCATGCGCCATATACGGGCGACATCAACAACTACAATACCTATCTGCATGAATTGTTGCACCACATTGGCGAAGACTTCATGGACGAGGTGTACATTGATAACAAGATTAACGGCATCATCACCCGCGAGACGAGACTTAGATACCAGCTTATTTCATCGCACAGCGCAAGACGCTCATTCGCCACCATCAACACCCTGCGGAACATTCCGCGAAACAAGATTCTGCGAGCTACAGGACACAGCAGCGAGAAAGCATTTGTACGATATATCTGCTATGACGAAGAGAGTTAAATGAGGTCATCTCCAACACTGGGGATGACCTCTTTTTTTCGGTAAACCCCAAACCACATAACGCCCGACAGTTAGAAATGACTGTCGGGCGTTTTTCGTTTCCGGCAGCAAGAACGAAAAAGAAAATATGGCATACACAAGTGGAATATTGAGATTCATGATCCAGGTGCAGAACCGCAAGGCTGCAACTGGTAGCAGGTACGGAATCGACGGCGACGGGATCGAGTGGGAAGATGGCGACATCCTTCACGCAAACGTGACGTGGGCAAAGGGTGTGAAGGCGATGAACGCCGGTGCGCTGGATGCCTACACGGTGATGGAGGTGCGCACGCGATGGACGGACAAGATCACCATGCGCAGCCGTGTGAAGTTCGACGGCAACGTGTATCAAATTATCCCTGAGACATTCCACCCGGACAAGATGGAAAACACCTTGCAATTTCATATGCAACTCATTGTAAACGACTAAACCCAGAAAGATATGAAAAAGAAGACAATCGCCATCGTGCATTTCAACACGCCTGAACTGACGGAGGCCGCCATCATGAGCGTGCGGAAGCATTGCCAGGAAGACTATCAGTTCTTGATTTTCGACAACAGCGACAAACGACCATTCAAGACGAAGATGAAGGGTGTGAAGGTGATCGACAACACCAAAGGTCAGGTCATCGACTTCGAGGCTGAACTTGCCAAATACCCCGAAAAGGAGTGGAACATGGCGAAGCTGTCGAACCACGGCTCGATGAAACACATCTGGAGCGTGCAGAAACTTTGGGAACTGCTGACCGATGGTTTTATCCTTTTAGAGTCTGACGTTCTGATCACTAAGAACTTCGACTTTTTGTGGGATGAGACCTTTGCCGCTTGCGGTAAGGTAGAGCGTTTTCACGGACGGAGGCGTGAGCACGACCGTCTGCTGCCGTGGCTCTGTTATCTAAATGTTCCCTTACTTGTGAAGAACGGCGCGAGGTATTTTGACCCGATGCGGGCGTGGAACTTGCAGCCAGGGGAGAACAACCCAGGAAACTGGTGGGACACTGGTGCCTGTGTGCTTGATGACATTCGCAAGACCAAGCCTGAGTTGGTGTGCCGTTGCTATGCAAATCTTGACAACTATTACATTCACTATCACGGCGGCTCATGGCGACAAGCAGACGTGGAGAATCAGAAGGCATGGCTGGAGAAGCATCGCGCACTATGGTACACACCCGAAAACAAGAATGCGAAGATATTCATCTGCTCACACTCCGACTTTTCGCCTGTTGTGAATAATGATGTTTACGAAACCATTGACAGCCGAAAACTGAAAGGCTGCAAAGTGCCCGACCTCTATTACTCGGAATTGTGGCAGATGAAGAAAGTGAGCGAGCGCAAGCAGTTGCCAAAGTATATCGGATTCTGTCATTACCGCCGCTATTTTGGATTTATGAATGATGTGCCGGAACTCGGTAAAATCATCGAGGCACGAGGAGCCATTGTGACCAAGGCATTTGACTTGGGTAAGACCATGCGCGAACAGTATGCAACTTGGGGAAACCCTGAAGACATTAACATCTGCACGCAGATCATCAGCGAGAAATATCCAGACTTTGCTCCGGCATGGAATCATGCACTTGATAGCCGATATATGCACCTTGCAACGATGAGCATTATGCGCACCGAAGATTGGAAAGAGATGCTGGAAGTTATGTGGGGTGTTGCGCAGGAATATCTGAAGCGCATCGGTGGCGACATCGTGAAGCGTGTAAGGGAGAATCAGAAGGCATACCATGTCGGAGAGATGGATTTTACAACCTTCACCCATGAGTTGCGTGTTGGCGGTCAGTTTGCCGAGCGCATCAATTCTGCGTGGATTGATTGGAAATATCCACACGCATACGAGGTAAATCTGACAATCACCAGAGACAAAATTGAGATACCTTTCAAGGAGAGTAAACCTTAAACCTGGTTTCGCACGATAAGAAAACGGAAATAATTATGGATAATTTCTTCAGACTTTTCAGCAGGAGGGAGATGACTCCGGGAGTGCCATCGACAACCGCACCGACAGATGCCAAGCCGAAGGGCGGCAACTGGGAGGCGAATGTCGTTCGCCCATACGGCCGTGCGTCGCTGCTGATACCTACATGGACGCGATGCGTGCAGCTCATCATGCAGACGATGGGGCAAATGGTCACTCAGTACCAGCGCATGAATGGAGAGGGTGGCAACTTCATCGAGGATAGATACGGCAAGAACGGCATCCTAAACTATATGCTCCAGGTTCGCCCCAACCCCATGATGACCGCAAGCCAGATGCAGGAGCAAATCGAGTACCGCAAGATATACTACGGAAATGCCTACGTCTATATCGAGCGCGGTCTCGACGGCTATCCAGTAAACCTTTGGCTCTGCACGAGTGGCGGATACGATCCGCTGAACAACCGATACAATCTGGTGTATAATTCTGACCGTGGCCCACGGGTGAAGATGGAGTGCGATGCCCGCGACGTGCTGCACTTCAAGAATGTCTTCATGACAGAAGATATGTACATGGGCATCCCTACTATCGACTACGCTTTCAAGGCTCTAACGATTGCCGCCACTGGCGACGAACAAGCCCTTCAGGATATGGCAAAAGGAGGTAAGCACAAAGTCTTGATCCAAGAGCAGCAGTCACCGACAATGGGAACCCGTGGCCGTGCCAACCAGCAGGAACTCCGCAAGATGAAAGAGGAGTTTGCACAAGACTGGATGAGCAACGACGTGGCCATCCTTGACAACGTTGCCGATGCAAAGGTCATCAGCCAGACTGCTCAACAGTTGCAACTCTTAGAGCAGCGTGGTTATTCTGATGAAGCACTCTGTCGCCTGATGGGTGTGCCGAAGATTATCGCCATCGTTGGCGATGGAGGCGGAAATTACCGTATGCCGGAACACGCAACTCAAGAGTTCCTTCTTCGCACCATTCAGCCACGCATTCGTGAGCATGAAGATGAGTTGAACTCCAAACTCCTTCTGCCTGGCGATTTCGGCAAGCGCAGAATCCATGTCTGCGAGCTCGCCCTGAAACGTCTCGACGCAAAGGGACAGGCAGAGATCGACAAGATGCACCTCGAAAGTGGTTGGTCGGTCAACGAGGTTCGTGCTCAATACGACCTGCCGAACATCCCAGACGGTGATGATCACTATGTCAGCATGAACCTCGGTGTGGTAGGCTCTCCGAAACTCAAAGATGGCAACACGGGTGGTCGCCCAACGACTCAGGAACCACCAAAAGAACCAGCGCAGGAGGGGCAAGAAACTTGATTAGTAACAAAGGTGCTGCCTTCATTAGTAATAAAGCA